GTTATAAAAAAGTACAACTTGTGGCATAGCAGCTTGATAAGGAACTACCTGGTAATTTATAGGTTGTCCTGCAAGAGGAGCAGCAGAAAAGGTTATATTATAGGCACCTGTAAGATAATTGATCGTATTGACACCGGCTCCTACATCACCTGTCATAGTACCCGTCTGAGCATCTACAGGTACATCATGTAACTCAAGACCATAATAAGCAGGTCCTATACTATTAAACAGTACATGATTCTGCATAATAGGAACACCTGGTGTCGTAGCACCTGTGGGCAACGTACCTGTAAAGGTAACAGTAGCTCCGTCACCAAATCGACCTGTCTGGCCTATCTGAGATATATTAGGATAGATATTAAAGAACTGCTCTCTTGATTGAGACAGCATCCTTCTCATACCTGCAATATATAAAGGCTCATGAACTGATACATATTTATTTTTAAACTCATATAAAGCTGATGTAGGATCTACAAGATCAGTTGTATAGTCACCGATATAAGGCCTGGTATAAAAGGTAAACGTTCGTTTGAGGTCAAATATGCGTAGATGTTGCGGCATATCATACATATAGAATCTGTTTATATAATCATTGAGATCATCATTAGTTAGCTGCGCATTAGAAGGAGCACGAACCAATCTTCGTATGATAGTGTAGATGTTCTGTAATGTCGTGTAAGGTGCTGGCATATACTCTCCTTAGTATGGAAGAACGTTACGTGTAGCTTGGAACAAAAGTAAACTATCTTGCCCTACTGGAACGACCTGTGGACTTTGTGAGGCACCTGCTGCTATAAATGGTGTATAAAGGGTAGCATCTACGTCTATAGCAAACTGTGTAGGTGTAAGCACTTTTATAAGGCCAATCCAACCATTAAGTTGGTCCATACCATATTCTTTAGGGATATCCAAACGGACAATAAGTCCTGTATAATAAAGGTGGTCAAATGATGTAGCTATAATAGTAGGTTCTGTGTTGGTAATACCTATTATTTCACGCATCGCAGGTTGAAACATGGGATATTGTACAGGCGATATTGGGCACATGTTATTCTGCCTTAGTTACTTCTACAATATCTCGTGCTTCACCAAGATCATCAATATCTAAGAACTCTAAACTTTGGAACCCATAACGACGTACTTTACGTGCGATCTGCATACGTGTTCCATCAGGTGAGAATGCACCAACAAGTCCAGGTTCTCCTTTAACATATTGATATTCAGGATACCAACCTGATTTATTAAGATGCTTAGCTACGCCTAATGGTATTGTATAAACATGTCCATCTGTTAAATTAAACGTCTCGATAGGGTCTTCTTTATAAGCTCTATAGCAAAAGCTTAACGTGCCTAAAGGTGCTTCATAATACCTAAATAGTCCTTTAACAGGTTCTCTGTCTTTATCACGTAAGTACTTAAGATTGGGTTTCTGTTTCTTTTCTGATTTAAGCTCTGTATTCAATTGTGCTGCCATAATACTACTCCTTAAGATACAAGGGGGCCGAAGCCCCCATTATTACATACCGTAACTTGTGCCTGCATACCAGAAGATCTTATCGTTAACAAGACCGGCAGGACTTTGAGCACCTGGGGCAAGAATAAGGCCACGATAGGCGGTATTCTGTGTAGCATCAGTTAAAATGTCGTATGGTGGTATAACACTTAATGCCTCTGCTGTATCCATACCTACAGGTACAACCATTGCAGGACTGAACGGTACAGCACCTGTCAATGGGAATGAAAATGCTGTAAATCCATTAACATCAATATCAACAATAATGGTATTGGTAGAGTTGGTATCATTCTCATTAATACGAACGATAGTACCTTCAAGACCATTAAGTTGGGTCATACCGTACTGTGCAGGTACTACAAACCGTACTTTTTGCCCTACCTGATAACCATGAGTTACTGTCAAAGTAATTTGTGCCTTGGTTCTATCAGTAGGCCATGCACGTACTTTAGAGATATAACGATGTTTAGGATACCAATAAGAATCATATGGAATACGAACATAACGTGCAGCAGCACCTGGTGCAGCAGCAGCTACGATTGCAGCCATATGCGCTAATTGGAAGTCATCCGCATTAACAGTACCTACAGTAAAGTCGATACCACAAAGCTGCAAAGCACCAAGTGTATTATACATCCGTACAATATCACCCGCAGCAAGACCGGCAGCAGCACAACCTACATCAGATACTACAGGTATAGCAGCATTGCTGATTGCTGTTGGCGTGCGTGTAAGATTAGGTGTCTGAATAATAGAGGTATCTACAAGACGAATACCATTAACACCAAGAGCTAATGCAGAACGTATATTAACAGCTGTTGTAGCTCCATTATAAAATGTAACAGAACAATCATTGTTGATCATCCCATTCTGCCAAAAGAACTCAAAACCACGATCATTAGTACCTGCTCCAGCAACAGCAGACGATACAGTCGCATTAACAATCTTGATCCAAGATACACCTTGAGTAAAAGGCAATATCTTTGCAGATCCGTCAGATATAAACCATCCAGAATCTAATAATGTTCCAAAAGCCATGATCTTCTCCTTATGCTACGGTTGCACGTAAGTTAAATAACCAAAGATCATTCAATAACCTTGGACAGGCTCCGAATTTATATCCAACTGTGCAATTGAGAGCCAAAGGTCCATCATAGATAGCAGGTCTATAAATAAACGTTGCTGACATATGATCTTGCTCAATATATGCATATGCTTCCATACCTGTGACAAAGGTGTTATAGACCCTTGCCCCAGCAGCAGAAGCAGCTTCGGTATAAGAACCTTCAGAGGTTACAAAGAATCTCAAATTGCCAATAGATCCCCATTCTGAACGGGCATTATTGGATTGAGATGGATAGTTATTCTTATGAATAAATCCCTGTACGTTAGATAACTGTGAAGTCATATTAGTATGAGTAAACGCAATGTAACTGTCCCTGACCGGAGCTGTTCCAAAGCGATTCTCCCCTTCTATGTTATCTAAGATCGTATAGGCATTGTTCGACAACAAAGTAGTTGTAACCGCTTCAACGTCTGACAAAGTTATTTCAGTTGGATTATCTCCATTTACACCACCTACGCAGTTGATCTGACCTGCTGTAGCAGCTAACATATCTCTGGTAAGTCTATCTTCTGTTAAACGAAGAGAAACACCAAGCCTTATTGCAGCCTCATTCAAAGGTGCATCTTGTGCCTGGAGTGTTCAATCTGTTACTTTTATGACCATTTCTGGCGGTAGGTCTTGTTATTCCCTACTCTATATATTTCTATATAGTCCCGACTATCGCTTCACCAATATTGGTGTCCACTCGCCTTAGTCTGTCAGCCTGTACATCCAATTTCTTTATATTATAATGTAAGTATACATTTAACATGGAAAGGTCCACATGAAACGTCTTAATTATAAACGTAAAGAATATCCACTTACGGACATTGCCTATATGGCAGGAATAATTGATGGAGAAGGAAGTATATATATTGGAAACTTTAGTTCTAATCCACGAACAGGAACACCATATTATCAAACAAACATAGAAGTTACGAATACATGTGAAGATTTGATAAAATGGCTTCAAGATACATGGGGTGGTTGTTCGTCTAAATATACTAGAAAGCAATTGCCACATAATTCCAGAAAAGATGTCTATAGATGGATAGCCCATGGAGAACTTGTTACACACATTTGCGAACTTATATATCCATATTCTCAATGTAAGAAAAGAGAAATCGAAATAATGCTTAAAATGCGTGAAACATACAAGCAAACTGGCATGAAAAAAGGTGAAGTAAGATGCCCTTCTATTCCACAAAACATTCTTGATATTAGATTGTCTTTGTTTAATGAATTGCGAAGTTTGCATTGTCGTAATTATCTCCTTAAGGACTCTTGAACACTTGGCCCTTGTTGTCTTCGGCTTTACCCGGTCAGAGTTCCAAGTCAATCAGAGCGGATTTATAGCAGGCAACTAATTTACCTGCTCATTAATCTGAATATACGTGCCATAGAAACTTATCTTTGCATCGATATCAACAGCAGTTAAAGCTTGAGAAGGCGGAGTGACTCCCCCATTCCCTAATGGAACGAGCGCTGCGTTTAATTGATTATAACGCCTTAGTCTAAGCGTATTACCCCCGTTAGCGGGCATTTTACGCTTTACTGCAGCCAAATTATGAATGAAATTTGGCGTAGGAACACTCAATAACTTCGCATTAAATGACTGTTGCACTGGCGAAGGTAGAGTGCTTGTAGTTGTCATAGGCATGATTGCCTCATTACTATAAAAACATACTGTAGGACTAACATTGGCGAGATCTATACAGTTGCGCC